ATAGGAAAAAAACTTATTCTGGTCCAGCTCAAAGGTTTATTCTTCATGGAGGTTCTACTATGAGCCAAGCTCAAGCTGAGAAAAATAATTTTGGTACTATCAGACAAGGTATAAACTTTGAAAAAGGTACTTCATTTGAAAAATCACAAAATGCCTATAATAACTATGCAAACGTTGACGAAAATAAAGATTATGGTTTAGGTATAAGACCAATGCCTGGTATAACATCGTTTAGTTTACAGACATATAATCCATACGGAACTCTTAGACAAGCAGACGTTACATTTACTGTATGGACATTAGACGATTTAGAACTAGCTGAAAAGCTATACTTAAGACCCGGTTTTACCTGTGTTATAGAATTTGGACATTCGTTATTTGTCAGTAACTCAGGTGAGTTAGAAAAATTCGGCAACGGCAAAAGTGCATTAAGTGAAAACTTTTTATTTAGTGCACAAAAAATAGAAGAGGTAGAGAAAAAAATTGAACAAAAAAGAATAGAATGTGATGGTAACTATGATGGTTTCTTCGGGTACGTTTCCAACTTTAGTTACAGTTACAGACTAGACGGTGGGTTTGATTGTAGTATGAAGGTTGTTTCCAAAGGAGTTATTTTAGACAGTATAAAAGGTGGAGCAACAAGTAGTAGTGCTAAAATTACTAAAACAGTAGATCCTATAGAAACTTCTGCACCTAAACATAATAGTATCTTTCATACTATATTTCAAGCAATAACTGATTTTGTACCCTCTACTACTGAAGAAAACAAACAATACACACTTAACGACATATTACTAGAATGTGCGGAGAATGGTGAACAAATAGAATTTTTTACAGACCTTGATACACTTGACCAGTGTAAGTTTATTTATGCCAATCTTACGTCTAATGTAAAAGGAGCAGAGGACTCAGGAACAGTTGCTTTAAGTACACAAAGACTTTCCTATATACCATTGAGGTTTATATTAGATATGTTTAATAAGTATGCGTCAATATATCAAGTAAGTGATAAAAAAAGAAGAGACCCTATTATTTCATTTGCATTAGAGTTTGGTAACAAGTTTAGAACATATGATAAACACTTTTCAGTATCACCTTCCAATGTTCATTTACCAAAAGCAGCTCCTGTAATAGAACAACCACAAGGAAGTACACTATACGGTATGACTGCCTTTGGAGCAGATGTCCAAATGGAGGACTATGCTATGAGTGGTGGAAACTTTAGTTCAGATAAAAATGGTAAGAATGAAATCTTAAATATTTTTATTTCTACAAAGACTTTACTAACATTAGCTGATAAAGTATACGATAAAAATAATGTAGACAGTGATACTTTTATAGATTTTTTAAATGCATTATTAAAAACAATAAACACCTCTCTGAGTGATGTTTGTAAGCTTTCTTTATTTTATAACGAAACTATTAATAAGTATGAAGTTGTAGATTTACACGGTGTTGGTAAAATAACAAAAATACCAAAAATAAACATTTCAGGATTAAGTTCCACAGTAGAAGAGATATCAATACAGAGTAGATTAAGTACTGCAACTGCAGCTCAAATATCAATTGCAGCTCAAGGAACTATAGACGACTATAAAGACAATGTTAGAGCAATTCGAAGTTGGAATGCAGGCTCAGTGGACAGGTTTGTCCCAACTAAAACTGGTAATCCAAACAACACCACAGAACAATCCGAAGAAGCTGCGGAAAAGCTGAGAAAACAAAAAACTAAAGGAAAAGCAGAACCTGGAGACATCGATGGAGAAGATACTACAATTTACCCTTATGGTGGTAGTATTACAAAGTTCTTTGAAGCTAACGAGGATTTAGCACAACGTACATACAATTTCTTTAAAAAGATACAAGGTCCCGAAGGTAAAACACCAGAGTTCGATGCACAAACTGAGTTAGACTTACAACTACAACTTAGGAAGATAAATTTAAATTTTTATGAAATTGCACAAGCTAATAAAAAAGGAAATAAAGGAGTAAGACATGAAATTCCAATACCAGTAGAGCTTTCAATAACTATGAAAGGCATTTCAGGTATGAAAATAGGACAAGTATTTAAGGTGAATAAAGGAGTTTTACTACCTAAGTATGATAAGTACGGTTATGTAATCACTGGACTTGAACAAAAGATAGACACACAAAATAAATGGACTACTGAAATTACAACACAATTTTTTGAATTAGATAACTTATAAAATGGCATACTTACCTAAAATAAAACAACTTGTAGGAGGAAAGCTCAAAGGTTTTCTTAAAGACCCTTCTACTGGTCTCAAATTTGCAGGTAGTTTTGTAAGAGACTTTAAAGGTAATTTTTTTAAAGGTACATCTATAACACCTAATTCTAAACCACTTACATTTGTACCTGAAGGAACTGTTAGTGAAGATGAAGTGTTTAGAAACGTACATGTGTCTCCTTCTTCAAACGACTACTCTAAAGGAAACATGGTAAGGTATTTTGCAAGAGACACTAGAGATGGTAAAGTTGTAGAATTAGATAAAGTTTCTTATCTTAAAGTACAGAAAGAAAAGAAGTTATATAGAAAGACACTCAAAGTACAGTGGTACATAAAAGGTAATCCTGAAAACGAAATAATTAACGGATATATGTACCCTGGTCTAAAAGCTAAAAACGAAGATGTAGCCAATAAAGCCGAAAAATTACTACCGGGTATAAAATCTCAACAACTTTCTAACTACGCACAGTTTGTAGTTCAATAATTTCTTTTTATATTAATAAAAAGGTTATATAAGTGTTTTATATTGTAGAAGAAGAAAGTAAACTTTTAAGTTTAGAAAAATTAGTGAAATTAGGTGTATACGTTGATGTTATACCTACCAGTAATCTGTACCATCCAAAACTTACTTCTATAGTCGCAGTCTATATAAGGTTAATAGGCTCAGAACATGGATATATTATTCCTATAGATCATGATGAAGGACTTAATACTACGAGAGAACGTATCTCTCGCATTCTTTCTAAAGCAACCAAACTATATACATTAGATAAGAAAAACTTACTCTATTACTTGAATATACAGGGAGCAATAGATCTATCGTTACTATACTCTATGACTAAATACCAAAAGTTGGAGTATACAAGAGAAAACAATTTTACAAACAATATCTATAATAAATTTAGTGACTTAAAGTTTATTAATAAGTTAATACCTATTTCTAAACTATACGAAGGGTGTGAAAAAGTTTACGAACAGGTTAAAAAAGTAATTGAATATAAATTACCAGAAGGTTTTGAATTATACAATAATACAGCTACAAATGTGTTCTTTTTGATCGAACAAGCAGGTTTGGGTATCTACTACGAAGAATTTAATGAAATATTCAAACCCCGTAACCCACTCTACAACACACACAATAATACAGTACTAACATCTTATAATTTATACAATGTTACATCTAGACCCACTAATGCTTTTAATAGCGTTAACTTCGCTGCTATTCCTAAGAGCGAACAACACAGGAAATGTTTCCGTCCGACCGGTGATTATTTTGTTGAGTTGGATTTTGATGGTTATCACCTTAGGTTACTTTCTGAACAGATTAATTATGAGTTATCAAGCGAATCAGCTCATACTCAACTAGCAAAACAATATTTTGGCAAAGAAAATATAACAGAAGATGAATACGATAAAGCAAAACAAATTAACTTTCACGCAATTTATGGAAAAATACCCGAAAAGTGGGCTCACCTTGAGGTGTTCACAAAAATTGAGGCTTTTATCGATGAGTTATGGAAAAAATTTGAAAAAGACGGAAAAGTGTTGGCACCTATTAGTGGAAAACCGTTTACTAAATCTCTAAAAGATATGCATCCTCAGAAATTAATGAATTATATCATGCAATCTCTGGAGACCTCAAGAAATGTACTTATATTAAAAGATGTACTAGGTTACCTAAAGAATAAAGAAACAAAATTAGTGTTGTATACTTATGATGCACTACTATTTGACTTTCACAAAAAAGATGGAAAAGAAACATTAGAGGAATTAAAGGTAATTCTAGAAAGCGGTGGTAAATACCCAATAAAATTTAAATACTCTAATGACTTGTGTTTATAAAACAAAATGATATTTATAAAATGAATGATACAGTTACAGAGGTTCAGTTTGACTATGATATTGAGCCAATATATTTCAATGAAGATATGAGCAACAAACTATTCTGTACCTTTGCTACTGAAGATACGTTAGAAAGTACTTTACAGGAGATACAAGAAAGGTACAAAATTATATACAATAAAATTTTTGTCCTTTACTCCAAGAGTCAGGATGAGTACATCTGTACTTATAATGTAGATTTTGGTAATGTAGGGACTTTTTTAAACAACACTATTTTAGTGCACCGTAAAAAAGAATCGAATACCTTATATACGATAAACGCACTTAACACTCTTATCAAGCAGTTAAATAATGGTACACTAGATACATCTTACCGTGTTAATTGGTTAGATTACAGAAACTGTGTACTACTTACTAAAGGCCCAGAACTTAAAAGAGTAAACACCAAACTTTTCAAGATAATTGAGTTAAATTAAGTCTTTTGTTTTCCCAAATAAGATTAGTGGAAATAGAGCTTTTTTCGTACTGCAATAGGACCTGTACCTTTTGCCCAAACCACTACGTAGATAGATTATCCGATAATAAAATACTTCCATTAAGTGTTTTTAAAAAAATTATTAAAGAACTTGTTTCTTACGACTATAGTAACTATATTTCATTAAGTAGGTATTGTGAACCTTTAGCATTTAGAGACATTCTAGATAGCAGGATTGCATATATACGTAAACATTTACCAAAAGTAAAAATAGTTGCAAATACAAACGGTGACTACAGTTATGAAGGAGTAGATGTAGATGAACTTACAGTAATGGATTACGATTTTAAGTTATCTAAAAATGAATTAGGACCTGTAAAAAGGACTTCTAAACCGTTACTTGTAAGAAATATGAGATTAGGAAAAATTAATTACCGAGGAGGTGCATTGAGTGTACATAAAAAGTTTGAAAGAGACTTTCCATGTTACGAACCAGTACACTTTATTGGTATAGACTTTAATGGCAGTGTAATGCCATGTTGTAACCTTAGGTCTGACGTAAGTTTACACGAAAATTACATATTAGGTAATGTTGAAGAAAATACTTTGTTAGAGATTTACAATAAGAAACATAGTAATGAATTCAGAGGAAAGGTTGGTAACCTTGACTTTCCAGAAGTATGTGTTAGGTGTACCAAAAAAGCTGGTAGATATACTTCAGAAAAACCCAATATTATGAATTTACCATCTTAAAGGTTGGTAGATTAAGGAAAGTTTTCTATATTATATAATAATAAATTTTTAATCAGTTATGGATATAAACGCAATTAGAGCTAAATTAGACTCTTTAAACAACAACGGTCAGCAGAAAGAAAAGACTGACTATTCAGAGATTTTTTGGAAACCATCAATCGGTAAACAGACATTAAGAATTGTACCTTCTGTGTATGATCCTGCATTTCCGTTTAAAGAATTGAAGTTTCATTACGGCATTGGGAAATACCCGATGATTGCTTTATCAAACTTTGGTAAGCAAGATCCGATTGAAGAGTTCGTTAAAGAACTTAGAAAAACAAATGATAAAGACAATTGGTCATTATCTGGTAAAATTAACCCTAAAACTAGAATCTTTGCTCCTGTAGTAGTAAGAGGAGAAGAAGATAAAGGTGTTAGATTATGGGGATTCGGTGTAACCATTTATAAAGCATTACTTGCTTTAGCAGAAGACGAGGATGTAGGTGACTACACAGACGTTATTAATGGATGGGATTTAGTTGTAGAACAACAACAAGGTAATCCTTACCCTGAAACTTCTGTAAGAATCAAACCAAGACAAACTCCTTTATCGGATAATAACGATCAAGTTGATTCATGGTTAAAGAAACAACCTAATCCATCTGAAGTATTTACTCAGTACGATTATGACTTTATCAAGAAACAATTACAAGGTTACCTTAACCCTGGTAGTGAAGAACAACAAACTACCACAACTACAGGAACTACTACGCCAGAAAGCACAAGTCCTCCAAAGACTGACTTTACTTTAGA